ATGCCCCCACTCTCCGACCTCGCAATTCGGCGCGCCAAGCCGACTGGAAAGACCCAGAAGCTGTTCGACGGCGGCGGGCTCTACCTGGAGATCTCGCCCGCCGGCAGCCGCTGGTGGCGGATGAAGTATCGCTTCGACGGGAAGGAGAAGCGCCTGGCGCTGGGGGTCTACCCCGAGGTGCCCCTCCAGCTGGCCCGGAACCGTCGGGAAGACGCACGGCGCCTACTCGCGCAGGGTGTGGACCCGAACCAGCAGAAGAAGGAAGCCGCCGCGGCCAAGGCCGGTATGGAGGCGCAGACGTTCGGCGCGATCGCGCGCGAGTTCATGGATGGTCGAATCTGGTCCGACGACTACCGGGTAAAGGTCGAGGCCTGGATGAAGAACGACATCCTGCCGTGGATCGGCAGCCGGCAGGCCGCCGAGCTGGAGGCACCCGACTTCCTTGCCCTCGCCCGTCGGATGGAGAAGCGCGGCGCCATCGAGTCGGCACACCGGGTCATCCAGAAGTGCGGGGAGGTTATGCGGTACGCCATCGCCTGCGGCATGGCCAAGCGCAACCCGGTGGCCGACCTGCGCGGCGCGCTGCAGCCGACGCCCAGGAACCACTATGCCGCCATCACCGAGGCGCGCGAGCTGGTGCCGCTGCTACGCGCTATCCCCCAATACCGTGGGAGGCAGGTCACCCGTTGGGCACTGGCCTTGGCACCGCTGGTATTCGTGCGCCCCGGCGAACTGCGGAAGGCGGAATGGTCGGAATTCGATCTGGACGCCGGGCAGTGGCTGATACCGGCTGGCCGCATGAAGCGCCGCAGGGAGCACCTGATCCCGCTATCCAGGCAGGCCCTGGCCATCCTCAATGAGATCCAGCCCCTCACCGGCAAAGGGCAGTACGTCTTCCAGGGGCGGAACAGTGCGAAGCGACCGCTCAGTGAGAACACGATCAACGCCGCGTTGCGCAAGATGGGGTTCGAGGATGACGTGATGACCGGGCACGGCTTCCGCGCCACTGCGCGGACCATCCTGGACGAGGTGCTGGGGTTCCGGCCCGACATCATCGAGCACCAGCTGTCACACATGGTCAAGGACCCGGACGGCCGGGCATACAACCGGACCAAGCACCTGGAGGAGCGCGCCAGGATGATGCAGGAATGGGCGGACTACCTGGACCGGCTGCGCGACGGCAACGTGGTGCAGCTGCGGGTTGCTTGATGCCTACACGCCGCGACGCAGCTGCTGCAGCCCTGCCCTCACCCACGCCTTGCGCGCGTCCTTCGGGCGGGGTTTGGTCTCTGCCGGCGGCTTGCGCGGCTCCAGCGCTTCCTTGATCCGCTCGACTTCCTTCGCTCCGGCCTCGGCCAGGCGCCGAGCCTGTTGCTGCTGCTCACGGGTCGGCGGCAGGCCGGGCAGTGGTGGCGGGGGCTGGATCGGGGTGCTGTCGGTCAGCCGAGCGACGGCCTCACGAAGGGGCAGATGGGGATAGAGCCTGGCCGCGCACCAGCGCTCGGCATATCGCTTCGCCTGGCGGACGTTGGCGGCCCGAACTTCCTTCACGTCCCAGAATTTCTTGCCTTCCATCCATAGCCGGACCCCAGGACCGCCATCGGGCGTGACGCTGGCCGTCTCCCGGCCGTTGTACCAGAGCGCCCAGCGCTCGCCGGTCTGGACCCAGCCAGAGGGGATCGGGGCAGTGCGGAAGCCGTGGGAGGAATACATTGCCGGAAGGATACGACCGGCCGTCGCAGATCCTGCGAACGCGGTGGCTACCTGTCTGAATCGTTCGGAATCGGCAACGTCGAGGCCGCTTATGCGGCCTCGGCGAATGGTTCAACCAGCGCCACCAGCAGCTCCATCGCGGTGGCAGGGGCAACTTGATCGCCTCCCCGCTGCAGGAAGCCAGTCCAGTCTGCTCGCACCAACTGCACCAGCTCTGGCGGTGCAAGGGGAATGCAGCGCATCGGCCAGAAGGGAAGCCGGCGCTGTCCCACCCGTCCCCGCGCAATCTCGATCAGGTTTGAATGGCTGGTAGCCCCTGTAGCCCTGGAGAAGGCCACATCCAGGCCATCCTGAGGACCTTCCATGTAGGAGAGGAACCGGCTTCCATCAAACAAGGTCACCCCAGTCACTCCTGCCCTACGGTTGAAGCGCTCTGCGTCCGCCATGATCTTGGACAGGTGCGCCGCGGGCATATCGGTGACGGCTTCGCTGACAAAGACAACAGCCCTGTTGGGCATGGCACTCTCCGGGCTCCTCGGGGAGGAGGAGCGTAGATCCGGCACCGTAAGTACCGTGTAGAGGCTGCCTAGCCGGCGTCACAGTTCGGCTAGGCCCTACACGTCCCGGCCACAGTCGGCCGGGCTACCCTCCGGCCATGTGCGGCCGATTCGTCCAGCTCCCCGTGATCGACTTCGGCCAGCCGGGGCTGGCTGACCTTGCCCCCGGCGTGGCCGAGATCCAGCCCAGCTACAACCTGGCGCCGACGCAGCGCGCTTCGGTGATCCTGGACCGCGGCGAAGGCCGGCAGGTCACCCGGCTGGCGTGGGGCCTGCTGCCTTTCTGGGCCAAGGCCAAGGGCCTGCAGGGCTCGACCATCAACGCCCGCATCGAGACGGTGGCCACGAAGCCGGCATTCCGGTCGGCGTTCAAGAAGCGCCGGTGCGTGATCCCGATGGCCGGCTACTACGAGTGGTCGGTCAGCCCGATCGATGAGAAGAAGGACCCGTGGTTCATCCACGCAGCCGGGCCGCTGCTGGCCGCTGGGCTCTGGGAAGACACCAGCCCGCTGCTGCCCGAGGGCGACCTTGGCACCTTCACCATCATCACCGGCGACAGCAGCGGTGTATCGGCCGACATCCACGATCGCATGCCCGTGTGGCTGCAGGCCGGCCAGATCGATGAGTGGATGGGCGCCAGCCCTGACGACGCGATGGCAATGCTCCTGGCCAGCGAGCCGCCGGCCATGGAGGCATACCGCGTCAGCCGCGCGGTCAACACGCCACGGAACAACCGAGAGGATCTGCTGCTGCAGGTCGCCTGACATTCGCGCTGCGCAGACGCGAATGGTTCTCCGTAAGGACCGGGACAGTCCGAAGCGTTACCCTCTACCTTGTTCGCAGCACAGCACAAGGAGAGCGTTATGCGCGTACCACTGATCACCACCATTGCCGCATCGCTGATCACCGCGTGCAGCACCTCCCCGGGGGTCATACACGGCCGCACCGTCGACCTGCACCAAGAAGCATCCATCGCTGGCGAGAGCCTGGATGCTTTCGTGGTCCGCATCGCACCTCGAGCGTTGGAGGCATCCCAAACGGCCCGCGCCACAGTCTGCGGACAGGTCGAAGAGAACGCTGGACAGTACACGGTGCAGCTGAAGACCGACGGCTACGTCAGCGACTGCGCCCTACCCAAGACTGACCGACCCTACCTTCTGGTCAATGGAACCGCCACGGATGCACGCGAGAACCACTTCTCACAGGTCAACTGGCAGCGCCCTGGCTATCTGATCACCCCGTGGTCGGTGAAGTACCAAGACGGCGCCAACAAGCGGACTCGCATCGTTCGCTAGTAGTTCCTCATGTCCAGTACCAGACCGGTCAGATTGTTGTAGCCCATCTGACCGGTGGGCGGATACGGTGGTCCAGGCCCCTCATCAGTTGCACTGCGGAGGGTGATCAGGCCCACACTGATGGTGCCGTTGGCGTTCGTCCGAACCCCAGCAACATAGCCCACTGTCTGCGTACGCCAAGCGCCACCGCCGCTGATCGGTCCACCATCGACACGGGTGTAGAGCCCCGTATTGCAGATCCCTATCGCATAACCGGATGAAAGAGGGACGGCGATGTCTGCCGTCCCTGTTCCTGCCAGCGAATTGACCATTTGCAAAACCCGCAGGTACTTGTACCGCGAGTCGAAGATCACGCGGTTGTTTGAAACATTCCGAATGCGCAGACCTTTCGTCGTGATGAACTGCATTTGTGCAACGTCAGTAGTATCGAACACCCAGTACGTGACCGACGCGCCAGGCACATCGGTGATGATCTCCCATTGATAGGTGCTGCCGCTTTGCGTCTTGCTCATCACCCCGACCAAGGCGCCGGGACAGAACACAGCAAGTATGGGCTCGTTGCAGCCGCCCAGCTGGATCGTCGCCTTGCCAACAACCCGCCCACCTAACCCAGGAACCGTGTAGGAGCTCGCCTGAACTACAACTGGGCCCGCCTTCATTGCGAGGCATTCCCAGCCAGGGTCGATTTGGATCAACGAACCACCCTCACCCATAAATCGCGCGCCCCTGGCCATTGCTCAATACCTTCCGTAGACCAGCACACCGGACCGATTAAACGCTGGATTTGTCGAGTTGTATGTCCACGTGATCGTACCGCCGCTTTCGGAGATCAAGGGGGATGCGTTGTAGGCAGGCTCCGACGTCGAAGCATTGAACCAGTAGAAAAGCGGGTTGCTGCCGCTGGGCGGAACGGCCACTGATCCGTTCGTACCCGCGCTGAGCTGAACTCTACCCATGATCCGGGGCAGTCGCGTGGTCACGTCAACCAGCACCTGCCCCGTCGTGGGGTCACGTTGTCGAAAACCTCGTGGCATCAGCTCAGCTCCCCGATTTCGATGAAATTGACACCGGTCTGGTTGTCAGTCATGCGGTAGCCGTAGGAGGGATGCTCGTTGATCGTAAATCCATCGCCACGCACAACGCGGCCACCGTCCTTGTTGATCTCCCATCGCGGAAGCCCACCACCGTTGACAGACGAAGACGCAATCTGGTTTGCGATCATTGCGTTGGTGATCCAGCCCTGACCGATCAGCGCCTGGCTGATGAAGGTCTGGCCGCCCTGGATCACGAACGGCGTGGTGACGTTGTTGTTGGCCAGGTTGATGACAGCAAAACGGTCAGCCTGGATAAGGACCTGGCTCTGGTAGCTGCCGTCTGGCTGCTGTTCGACACCGAGACCCATGCCCGCCATGTAGACCTTGCCGCCGCTGCTCACCTGCGCACGCACGGTGTAGGTCGTACTGACCTTCCCGTTCAGGGTGACAACCGATTCGCTCACCTGCTGCACATTCGCATTCGTGCCGGCGAGGTTTGCATTGGTGGTGTCTACCCGAATCCCCAACGCTGCAACGGCTGTGGCCCGAGCGGTGACCTCCGACTGCACTGCCGCATTCGCCTGTCCCAGCCCGACCTCGACCTGATCGGTACGCATGGCCTGCGCCAGATCAGCATTCGCGAACACGCTCTGGACCGTGACGGTGCCCGCGTACACGTCAACGCTACCAGCGCCCCAACTCGCGTCCCCTGCCCCCTTGGGAGAGATCTGGGCGGTGATGCCGGAGATCACCTGCCCCTGCGCCGTCACCTTCCCATCGATGGTGCCGATGTTCTGCGTGTTGATGTTGACCTGGCTCACCAGCGCGCCGTAGCCGGCCATGCCGGCACCCACGTCCTGCCAGTTGGACCCCGGTGGCTGCTGGTTTCCCGGCGTCGGGTTGGTCCAGCTGTAGGTTCTTCCGTCGCGCACCACGGTCTGACCCTGGCTGTAGGTAGCGCCAGGGCTCCACAGCAGCGGCAGCAAAGGCTGCAGACTGGTGATCGAGTTGATCTTGCCCAGCAGGCTCTGGCCCAGCGCGCTCTCGCTGACCTTCCCCGAGAAATAGGCGTCGTAGTCGCTCTGGTTGGTGCTGGCCTCGCCCATGACACCGTTGCCGGCCGGATACCACGGCCCGATGTTGCCGCTGCGGTCCACCAGTCGGCCCCAGAAGTAGAACCGGGCGCCGGCGGTCAGGCCGTCGAGCTGCAGGCGATCCTGCGGATACGCGTAGTCCCCCAACTTCACTGCGCTATCCCGGTTGGGGCCGGTGCTGCGCCAGATCTCGGTCCGCTGGGTATCAGTGGCGCCCTGTGGGAAGCCCCATTTCAGCGCGATCGCGAACGGAAGCGAGGTGGCCGTCAGCGAGGTCAGCGCCGGCGGCGGCGTGGTCTTGCCCTCGATGTTGGTCAGCGGGCTCAGCGCAGGCTGTGACACCGCCCCCACGGCATTGATCGCCCGCACGCGCGCCAGGTACTGCCCGGCGTAGACGCCCGGAACATCAATGCTCTGCGTGGAAGAGCGGCCAGCCCGAACCCAGTCCAGGTCGCCGCGCTTCCACTCCACGTCATATGCGATGGCCTTCTCGGCCTGGTCCCACGCGATGGTCAGCACGTGGGTGGCAATGCCCTGGTCGATGACGGAATGCGAGGACAGATGCACGTTGGCCGGCGGCGGCTGGACGCTGGGCGGGATGATGCTGATCGGCGGCTGCTCGATCCGGGTGCCGTCATCGATCGCCGCGAACTTGCCCGGAACGTGCTTCAGGCCCACCACGTCATAGGTGATGCCGTCCTCGCCGGTGATCGGCCGCTCGGTGATCGACATCACCCGGAACAGCTGCAGCGCCAGCTCGGGCGATTCCATGGCCCACACCGACTGATCCACGGGCACAGCCGACCAGGGCACCGTTACCCGCACCTCGTTGCCCGTGATGGACTGGACGGTACGGGTCTCGGTGACACCGCTGGGGAGCGTGGCGTGGATCGTCTGGCCGGCAGCACTGGCGTCCGGCACGCGGTCCAGCACCAGCGCATTGGCGGTGGCACTGCGGATACGGCCACCCATGCGGCGCCCGGCTCGGTCCGGGTCGGCCACACGCATGATTTCGCCGACTGTGACCCGCAGGGAATCCAGGCCAACCGCGAACGCGACCGTCTCCGTCTCCAGGTTCTCGCTGTAGAGGATGTGGTTGCCCATGCGCTGCGCCTGGCTGCGACGGTCGCAGCCGAACGCGGTCACGCTGGTGCTGTTGATGCCGTAGCGGGCGATTCCGCTGCGCAGCTGCACCGTCTCGACCTTCTGCCGGCCGAAGTCGTCCGGATCGGTCCATGACACCTGGGCGACGGTGTGACGCGCCTTGCGCCCGGTGCCCTCGTAGGTGAAGCGGCCCTCCACGACATTCGCCTGGGTGTAGGTGAACGTCGGATCCTTGGGCATGTCCGCCGAGGCGATCACCTTGCCGGCGGCGTAGAAGCTGATGCCGCGGAAGATGGACGCCATGTCCTGCAGCACCCGGAACGCGTCGGCCTCGGTCTGCAGGTACAGGCTGCAGGTGAATCGCGGCTCCATCCCCCCCACGCCGTCGCTCACCAGCTGGTCGCAGTAGCGCGCGATCGCGTACAGGTTCCACTTGTCGACGTAGGCCTGCGGGACCCGGTGGCCAAGGCCGAAACGGTCGTTGGTCACGATGTCGTAGAACACCCACGCAGGGTTGTTCGTCCATGCCGACTTGAACGTGCCATCCCACACACCCGAATAGGTGTGGGTCAGCGGGTCATAGTTCGAAGGCACGCGGACGATGCGGCCCCAGCCACGATACGCCGTGCTTGGCTTACCTTGGAACTGGCTTCCGTCCACTTGGATCGCCGAGAGAGCGCAGTTCGGATACCGCAGCTTGGCGTCGATCACCTCGGTCAGCGACACGACGGTCGTGGTGTCGGCGATGGTCGCGCTGTTGGCGTTCGGGGTCAGGCGGCGAATACGCACCTGCCACTGACTCCCGGCTGGCAGTTCAATGCGATGGCTACGCTGATACTCGGTCGTGGTCTTGCCAGAGAACGCCGCGGTCAGAACGGTGTTGAACGGGCCGTTGTCCGTGGAGAGGTCGATGGCGTAGTCGATGGCATAGCCTTCGGTGTCGCCATTCTCGGTGTTGACCTTCTGCAGCTGCGGCACCGACAGTCGCACCCGTACCGCCGAAAGGCCGGAGCCAGTCACGGCGCGGGTCACTGGCGCATTGCTGCGCAGCTCCACGCCCACACCCACCTCGTTCTCAACCGAAGGGAAGCCCGCGATGTGAGGCTGGTCCTGCGTGCCTGAGCGGGTCTCGACACTGACACCCTGGAAGTTCAGGGTGCCGTCGGCGTTCTGGATCGGCACCTGGTCCAGGTAGATCGACTGATTTCCGGCGACCAGGCCACGGATTTCGCCCTCGCTGATGAGGTCAAGAACGCGGGCGAACGAACGCGATCGCAGGGTGTCCGGGCCTTCGACTGGCTCGCGCGACTTGCTCTGGCCCTTCTTGGCGCCGACCAGCTGCAGGTGGCTCGGCTTGGCCGCGGTGATCTCGTTGCGGATGGCGCCGACAATGGGCAGCTGGCGCATGACCGCTGCGCTGGGTTGGGTCATGGTCACAGCTGGTCCTCTGCGTAGATGCCGCCACTGATGATTGCCGAGCCCACGAGCATCCCTTTGGTGTCGTGGCCGCCATAGAACAGCGGTACAGGGCCACCGCCGGCCTGCGTGTTCACGATGCCGTTCATGCTGTAGTTCGGGGTGTTCTCGGGCTTTTCCTTGCTACCGAGCGTCTTCGGAGGCGGCGCAAGCATCTGCGACACACCCCCAAGCGTCAGGGCCATACCCACGTTGGCTGCCGCCGAGTACGCGGCCAACGCGAAGCCGGTGGCGCCTATGCTCATGAAGGTGGCCACGCCCCACAGCACGCCGCCGACGATGGTCTGCAGCGCGCCGCTCTTGGCGCCCACCAGCACCGGGGCGATCTTGATCACTTCCTCGCCAGGCGGGTCGAGCAGCTGATCCTTTCCGACGTTCTCGCCGCCAACGAAGATCGCAAACCGAACCCCTTTGCCCTCAGCCTCAAGCAGGTACTGCTGGAAGCCGTCGAACAGCACGCCGAGCGCGCGCACGGCCTCGGCAGCATTGGCCACTGCCAAGCAGTGCTCACGACCGAAGCGCTTGCCCAGTGCCCCGTAGAGCCGGATCCTGCGCAGGCGGTCAGTCATGGCGTGCCTCGCGGTGCCGCACGATGTAGCGGGTGCGCTCTGCCCACATACCGCCGTAGACGGTCTTCTCGGACAGCCGGCCATACAGGTGGTGCAGCATCAGGTCGTCGCCCAGGAAGACGCCGGCGTGGTTGGGCACGGGCGAACGAACCTGCATCAGGATCATGTCGCCGCGCTGGGGATCGCCGTCGATCAGTTCGAAGCCCTCGGCGCGCAGGCAGTCCAGGCTGTAGAGATCCTGGCCGTTGTCCCACCAGTTGTCGTCGCGCTCGTACTGGCTGAGCGTGATGCCCAGCTCGCGGGCGTAGAAGTCCCGTACCAGGCTGTAGCAGTCGAGGATGCCGTGAGCGAACTGCCGGCCCTCCAGCGGGGCCAGGTAGCCGCACGGCTCGATGGTCTGGATGTCGTGACAGGCAGGCGCCTCGCCCGCCACCTGACCCACGCTGACGATATGCCACGGCAGCCCGCTGGCATCGCACATGACCCGGTCAGCGTCCGAGGCGGCGGCGGCGGCGTTCGGGTGGCTGTGCACCACAGCGATCACATCGCCCCGATCCTCCGCTGCGGCATAGTCCTCCGCCGGCATGCGGAACTGGTCGGAAGGCTTGCCCGCGGTGTTGGCGCAGGGCACATAGGCCTCCCCGGCAGCGGTGGCCACGACCAGACCGCAGCACTCGCGCGGGTATTCGGCGATGGCATGCGCCTGGATGGCCTGAAGGGTGCTCTGTTCCATGGTTCGCTCACAAAAAAGCCCGCGCAAGGCGGGCTGTGGTTTGCTGTCGATGTCCTGCCGGGATCAGGTGCGGACCAGACCCGCTGCCGGGAAGCCGCCATAGGGCAGCTCGTTGTTCTCCCCGAACCGGCGTTTGCAGCTGCGGACTAGGCCGGCGCACACGTCCTGGCCGGGGTCGCTCACCGGGTTGTCGTTGATGTCGAAGTACGCCGCGCCGGTATAGCCGCAGTACGGCCCCCGGTAGCCGCCACGCAGCAGCCACGTGCACACGTTGGACATGATCTGGCGCCCCGGCAGCACCTCGCCATTGAGGTCGATGGCGGTGGCCAGTTCGAACTCCACGTATTCCTTGGTCTCGGCCACCTTGCGCTCAATGAACCAGATCTCGTCCGGGAAGAACTCGCCCGGGTCGGCGGTGGGGTTGCCCCCGGGGAAGTTCGCCGCGTCCAGGTACTTCACCAGTGTCTGCCGGCGAATGATCCTGGCTCCGACCAGGTCGTCGTACAGCTGGCACATGACACCGATCCGGCCATCAATGTTGCCTACCTTCAGGTGTGGCGCTGGCTGCTGATCGCCGGTCTGGGCGAACCCGCTGGCTTCGATCGGCCAAGCCCCGTACTGCTGGCCTTGCCACCAGATGACGCCGGCCTGCAGGTGCTGATGGAACCACAGCTGATCAGCGGCCAGCGCCCGGGCATCCAGCTCGAACAGCGTCACACGGCCACCGGGCTCAAGCTGTTGCACGTCGGCAGTAATCACGGCTCGGAGCCTCGCAGTTCCGCCAGCGCCGCGCGCAGCTCATCTACCGCCGTGCGCAGCTCCACCACGTCCTGCTCCAGATCGCGAATTCGGCTGGACTTTTGCTGGTGTGCTCGGGTGTTCAAGGCCAGGATCTGCATCATGTCCACGTCCCTTGGCTTGCGGATCTGCCTGGGCTCGAGGACCTTGCGAAGTTCCTGGCGGGTCTCCATCACCGTGGTGGTAATGGTTACAGCCGCGCGCGTGTACTCCGGCTTCTCCGGATCAAAGTTCTCGACTGGCGTCAGCACTTCCACGGTCTGTTCCACTGGAACAGGAACCTGTACGTCTACCAGTCGTTCTACCTCTACCTGCGACTCCAAGATGGATTCGGCGTTCGACGCGCTGGGGTGCACGTCAGCGACGTTTTCAGCAAGCAATCCCACATACCGAATCGGGCTGTCGATGAACTCGGGGCGATACTGGTATTCGATAACGACGAGCCTATCAAGCTCCGCGCAAGCGTCACCTGCGTAGCCTTCGATGAAGTCCTTGACGTCGGCCGATGACGCCGGATTGAAGGACGACGCTGTCACTACGCCGTTTCGGCTCACCCTCATGATCGCACCACTGGTGCTGTTCCAGCAGTTCAGTTCAGCGCCAGAAGCAAACCACGCCCACGTCTGCGCAAAGTCCTGACGGTCCTTCATCTGGAAGCCGGATCCGGCACCGTCGCTCACGATTCCGTTGGACGCCGAGACGATGGAGCTATTTGCCTGCAATGCGCCGCCAATCAAGGCGGCACCTGAGAGAGCCACGCTCTTGTCGCTGTTGATCTTTAGGCAGTCAGACCAAGTCCCGTTGGCTATGCGCTGAATGGTGTATCCACCATCAACTGTGTCGGAGATGTTCACCAGAACCTTGTAGCCGACCTGTCCGTTAGGGCTAAGGAACGACGACGAAATCACGTTCTTCTGGATTGAGAGATCGCCTGAAAGTACGCCACCAGTCTTCTGGAGAGCGCCTGTCGCGAGCGGGTACAGCTCTGCGGTCATTGCGTTGACCATGTTGAACGCAGTGGGTGCCGGAGTACCCGTCGGCGGGGAGGTATCGATGATCTGGCGTGCCATGGGATCTCCTTAAGGCTGGAACGTTTGTTCGAAAGTGGCAGTGACGCTGTGCACCAAGCCGTTGGGGAAGGGCTCGCCCTGCGCTGTGCACTCGAATAGCAGGAGGCCGCGCGGGCTTTGCCAGTAGAAGGAGCGGCCGACGTGGGCATCGAGGAAAGCGATGATCTGGTCGATCACTACCTTGCTTCCGGTGAAAGTGAGCGGGTAGCTGCGGGCGCGCGGGTTGATTCCGTCAGGCGAAGTCTGCCGGTAGCCATCACCGAACTGCGCCCGCTTCACCGAGTCCTTGATCGTGCTGCCGCCGGTGCTGGTCGGCTTCCAAGTGAAGGTATCCGCCATGTCAGCGCCTCATCCGTCCCAATACGCCATCGGGCAGCAGGTCCCGCTGCTGCAGCTCGCGGTACTTCTGCTCTACGAACCGGCCGATGTCCTGGCCGAACTGCTGCAACGTCGGGGCGCTGGCCTGCGCGCTGGAGTTGCCAACGCTGTCGATGTTCACCACCACACTGACCTGACCAGGTCCGGCAGCAGCGGCGCCAGCAGCAGTTGGCGCGGCCGGCACCACGTTGCCGTCATTGCCCGGGATCAGGTACGTCCTGCCGTTCTGCTGGAACAGCTCGGGGCGGCCGCCCTCGCCCACCTCGTAGAAGGAGTCGCCGGTGACGCCGCCACCACGCGCACGGCCGCCGCCAAAGCCCAGTAGCGGAATCGACTCCTTCACTACCCCGCCAACGCCGCCGCCCAAGCCGAGGAAGCCGCCAAGGCCAGTTCCGCCGAGGCTACCCAGCAGGCCAACCGCTGCCTGCTTGGCTTGGATGCGGACCAGGTCCGCGATCACCGACCGCGCGAGGTCACTGAAGGACAGCTTCCCGGTCTCGGCGAACCGGGCCCAGGCATCTTCCCAGCCATTGAGCGCGGTGTTCATCACCCCGCTGGCCTGGTCCATCGCATTGCGGGCAGCGAAGACGTAATCCTCCCACACACGGTTCACGCCGGCCCGCCAGTCACCCAGCATCGCCAGGCGCTGTTCCTGGAACGTTCTTTCCTTGGCCAGCTCCTTATCTCGGTGCGCCGCTGCGTTCGCCGCCAGCAACTCCCACGTGGCCTGATCGCTCGCAACGTCCTTGCTACCCAGGCGCTTCATCTCGTCCTGGTACTCGCGTTGGATGTCCAGCTGCCGGCGCAGCATGCCTACAGCATCCGAACCGCGCCCCATGCCCATCAGGTCCAGCTCATTCGAGCGGGCTCGGTTGTCGCCGGCCTGCGCCAAGATCGCCTTCTGCCGGGCAAGGGCTTCTGCTGCCTCCCTCTGCTTCAGGTACGCAGCCGACTGCTGCCCCGATGCCAGAAGCTCCTCCCTCGCCGCCTCCAGCAGCGCCCGTGTGGAAGCCGTCATGGTGTTCTTGCTCTTGGCCAGCACCTGCTCGATCGCCATCGCCTGGCGTTCGCTTTCGGTCACCTTGACGCCTGTCTCCACCAGCTGCTTGTTGGCTTCGATCTGCCGTTGGGCAGCGGCCAGCATGTTCTGCGCGGCGCTGTCGTCACCGTTGCGCTTACCCACGCCGTCGCGGCGGTTGAATGACTTGTCGACGTCGGCCTGGGCCTTCGCGATCAGTCGCTGCATGGACCCGTCGAAGTGCCGGGCATCGTTGTCGGCCAGCTTGTTGTACTGGGCGATGATCTTCAGTCGAGCCGCTTCCTTGGCACTGGCCCGGTCAAGGCCTGCAACCTGGGCATTGATGGCCTCGGCGGCCGCCTGTTCGGCTGAGGCGCGCTCCTGCGTCACCGCAGCCAGGTCACGTGCGGTCTGCGGATCCAACGCGCCACCCTCATCGATGGGCTTGGGCAGCGGCGGCAGGCCTCGCATGCGCGCGGCAGCGCCATTCAGCGCTTCGGTAAGCGACGGCAGGCCGCTCCACTTCACCAGCGCACCGCCAGCAAGCCCCAGCCCCAGAACGTCGCTCAGTCGCGGCAGGCGAGCCAGAACGCCCCATTCGCCGGCGAGGTCCACCACTGCACTGGTGAAGCTGCCAAGAGCCCCCCACGCACCGGTGATGTCGTCCTGGACAGCCCTCCAACCCTTGGACATCTCCGGCATCACCGCCTCGGTGCGGTCGGCCACATCGTTGAGATGGATTGCGAAGATCTGCATCGCTTCGCTGGCTGCCTGCTGCATCCGGCCCTCCTCCTTCAGGGCCACAATGCGCTGCAGCTGCGCGGCGGTCAGGAACCGCTCTGCATCGTTGAGCTTCAGCAGGCCCTCCACTGGCTCCTTCGCGATGGATTCGAACGCTCGGACGGTCTCCTGGGCAGACCGACCCGTGGAGGCCTCCATACGGGCTGCCGCAGCCGCCACCATCTCAAATTGCTCGCCGGCGAAGCGACCGGCCTTTGCTGTCTCTGTCAGCGCAGCCACCGCACCGCCTCGCGACACGCCCTGCAGGTGATCGATGCTGTTGGCCAGTTCCAGGAAGCCAGCGGCGCCGATGGCGGCACCTTGCCCGCTCAGGATCTGAGCCTTCTGGAAATCGAACAGCTGGTCTTCCGACTGCTTTGCGGCGATGGCCAGAGCCGCCAGCGCTGCGGCAGTCAGCGTCAGGGGATTGATCAGCCCCAGCACGTAGCCAGCTACGGCGCGCGCGGCTGGCCCGATGCCTCCGAATTGATCCTTCAGCTGTCCACCTTGCTGGATCGCAACCATCCACGCCGGCTGGCCGCTGATCAGGCTGGTGGTGATGTCGGTCACCTGCATGGGGATCATGCGCAGGTTGTTCTGCAGCTGCCGCGCGGACATGCCCATACCGTTCTGCGCGCCGGTGGTGTTGAGCACCGATGCACGCATGGCGTCGATCTTGGTCTGGTACTGATCGAACACCGCCGGGTTGACCAGCCCCGCCTTGTGCGCGCGCTCCAGGCGATCTTCCATCGCCGCCAGCCGGTTCAGCGCACCCACGGTCGGGTCGATCTGGCCCAGCAGCTGCTTCAGGTTGATCTGCTGCGCTTCGGCAGCGGCAGCGGCCTGGCGCACCTGATTGGCGGCCCGTGCCTCGGCTTCTTCCAGAGCGCGTGCACGGGCGGCCATGCGGTCCTGCTCGCTGCCAGCGCCGGCCAGCGCCCGGGCCTTGTGGTCGATGCCCAGGGCGGCATCACGGGCAGCCTCGTCCAGGGCGCGCTCGGACAGGTTGGCTTCCCGGTTGCTTGCGGCCCATTCCATGGCGCGCTGGGCCACACCCTTCAGCCGTGCATCCTGATCGGCCAGCTGCTTCTCCAGCTGCTGGCTCGCCGTGGCCACCTGTGCCGTCGACGCCGCTGCAGCAGCACCTGCGGCGCCATAGGCCTGCGCCTGAGCCGCGGTGCTGGTCAGCTTCCCGTCGAGCGCGCCCAGTGAGGCCAGGATCTCGGTGTTGGTCCGGTTGAGCGTCTGCAGCTCGGTGATGACGGCGCCGGTGCCAGTGCCGATGCGGTCCAGTGCGCCGCCGAGACGGTCACCGAGCGCGCTGGAGGAACGCTCCACGGTCCGGGCCAGCGCCGAGTACTCCCGGTCCAGCCGGTCCGCAGCGCCGCCGGCGCGATCAGCAGCCGCAGCATTCTCGTCCAGGGCCTTGGTGCCTTCGACCAGGCCGCTGCTGTCGACCTTGTAGCCAAGTTCGGCGATGTCCATCAGGCGCTCCCGTTGTTCTGCATTGCCCGCTCGCGCGCGGCCTTTTGGTCTTCGCGCACCGCGCGCAGGTACTGGTCATCCATCGCCATCAGCATCTGGACCTCCTCCGGCAGCAGTTCCATCTGCAGCAGGGAGGCCCATTGGCCGATGTCAGCAAACGTCAACGCCTCCGGGCCGCTGTGCCGGCGGGCGGATAGCTCCCAGAACCAGCCCCAGACGTGGGCAGCCGCGTCAGGGATCTCCGTCTCTGGCGCTTCGGTAATGCCGAAGCGGGCATTGCGCTGCCGCCGGGTCTCGCCGTTCTCATCCGCCATGTCGTAGCGGACGGCGATGTAGACGGCCTCAGCCGTCCGTTTCGTCAGGTCGGCGAAAGAACTCCGCCCGGTCGGTCAGGGCTACGTCGACCTGCTCCCCCACCCATGGCAGTTCCTTCAGCAGCTGCTGCAGGGTCTGCTGGGTGAACTCGGGCTTCTCGCCGTGGAAGGTCAGTTCCCCTTGCCACTCCCATCCACCGATCGATGCGCAAAGCATGCCGATGCGGCTGGCTTCGATCTGCTCGGCACCCACCTTGCCGCGGTGGTTGATGCGGTCGTTGATCGCCTTGCGGCCAGCGGCCTTCACCTGCGGGTGGCTGTCAGGCAGCAGGGTCAGCACCAGGCCCACCGGCTCCTGGTTGGCCGGGTGCACGATGTCCAAGCGGCGCGCTTCCGCGACGATGTTGGTCAGTTCGGTCAT